TAATCTCTGTCATAGTTATCAGAGTGTTCAGAAATACTATGAATTAAGCCTTCAATAATTTCTCCTGTTTCTGGGTCTTGCTGGTCTCCTAGCTCTGGATAAAGATTTAAGACTTGTTCACCTGTTAAAACAGTAGATAGAATAATACCATCTGCATCATCTGCCCATCTATTTCTTGATGAAGGCGATATATAAACTCTAAAAGGGTCAACATAAGTAAACTTAATGTCTCCCTTACCAAAATCAGACTCTCTATCAGTATACGCATAAAGATACCCTAACCCTGTTGTAGCATAATCATGTATTGCTTGTTTCATTTGTGAATCACCATCAGATATTTGCCATATATATCCAACGATTGTTCTCCATACAGATGCTACTTTGACATCTGAATCTTCTCTAGGTGTAATTGTAAACGCTGGTGGTCTCGATGTTAAAACTGCCTTAAACTTTTCAACAGCAGCAGAGACCCTATCCATAGGCACATCTGCTTGATTACGAGATTGCAACTCATCTGATTCATCTGTTGTAAAGTGATTGCCTAAATAAAAATCAATATCTTTACGAGCTTCTTCATCCCAATCTGCTCTAGCATCACTCCATTCCCTATATAGCTGTTCATTATAATCAGCTCTAGGGTCTTTTTGCATTTTTTCTGGCATTATCTATTCATCATCTGTAATAGCTGTAACGGATATTGTTCATTTGACATTTCTATTCTTTCTGGCTGTACCTGTTCTCCAGATTGTCTTGCAAGCATCAAAGCCATTTGTATCATCTCTGGAGTAATTTGAACATTTGAACTATCTCTTGGCATAAATCCTCCAGCACCAAACATAGGGTTGCCAGCATACATAGAAGGATTTGCCATTCTTTCGTCAATCATTAGTGGGTCATCATCAACATTACCACCTTCTTGATAGTTGTTTACATATCCACCATCTTTCATATAACCCATACGATTTCTAACCATTTCTGGTAATTTAGATAAACCCGGATTATTGCTAGGTATTTCTTTTAAATCTTTTTTCATTCCTCCGTGTTCATAGCCAAGCATCGCAGTAGGACTACCACCTTTTGGTCTTTTCATAGACATCCCTCTAGCAGTTACATAACCACCTCTAGCAAAATTTTTCATATTCTCTAATTGAGAAGCTGCGATTAAACTATCAATACTTTCGTGAGCTTTTGGCTTTTGATTAAGAGCCATCATAAAACCCATTCCATATTTGTTTACAGTTTTTGGTGGCATAATAGCCTCATCAGCACCGACCATTATTGGCATTACTTTACCGCCACCCTTATAGCCTTGCATTGGTTTTACTTTACCACCACCCATATATTTTTTCATTTCATTTTTGTACATAGCGTCTATTATCTCTTTATTTGCGATTGCTGAATCTCTGTTAATAACAAAGGAACCATTCGGAACTCCTTTCAAAACTATTGTATCCGATGATGCCATTAATCTTTTATTTCTATATGAACTAAATCATCAAAGCCATTATCCTTTACATCTCCATCACTATCCCAATCTCCACCCCATCGAACTGGAACATTAAGCTGTTTAGCGATACCTCTTATCATCCCACCCATGTAATGAAACCCATCTCTATTTTTCCAATCTATTGGATAAGGTGCTAGGTCTACAGCTTTACCTTCCATATGCTTTGAATACTTTACTTTACTTAAACCTTGCTTTAAAAGCTCTTCCTGTCTTTCACTCGACCTTACACCCTCAATAATTGTAACATCCATAATCTTAATTAACTCATTAAGGACGCTTACTAATCTAGCATCTACACCCTTTAAGCGTTCTTTAGACTTTTTTCCGAATCTAAACATTGTATTAATTATACATAATATTATATCATCTTAACAATACTAAATTAAAATTTTGCTCCGGTCATCCAATTATAGGTCTTTTTAAACTTTCTATAGACTTGACTTTCTTTTGTATCTACCATCTTATCTTTTTTAGTTTTTTGAGACTTAGGTGGTTTGGCAAAGTAGTCTGCATAATATAAACCGTCTAACAAGTCATCGTGTTTTGGCTTAGGATGTTCAAAAAATTCATCTACGATTTCTGTCATGTGCCTGTATATGTACAGTTTTTTAGAATTAACAATTTGACCAAGTGCTGTTTCAAGTCTATCTTCTTTTTTTATTCTAGCTGGTGGTTTTACGCCTTTAAATATTCCGGGCATTAATCTTTTTTCTTTTACAGACATTCGAGTTACCATATCCCTTACCATTTCTTGTGCCGCAACTGTTTCGATTGTCACTCTTCTTACTGGCGAGTATTTCTTTGCATACTTAATAATTTTTGATGGAATATCAAATGCCGGGATTCTTTCCCTAAAGTAATCTAAAATATATCTGTTTTTGTTTGCATCAATCCCCATAACTAAAATAACTTGATAGTCAGAAGTTTCACTTGCGGTAGCAGCCAAATCAACTCCAATATACACATTGACGGGAATTGCATCTTCACCTTCTATGATGTAAGGCATATTGCCTTGAGTTTTAAAAACACCATTGTAATATTGTATTCTATCTATTTTAAATGCAGCATTACTTACGTCACGTGCATCATTCATATACTCCTGTGCAAACTTATTGACTAAGCCAGCCTCAATAAACTCTCTTTTCTTTGACTCTAATTTTTTAGTAGAAAACTGAGATTCCCACAAGGGTTTGCCATTTTCAATCGCTCTGTAAAAGTTGACATCCCAAGGATAGGGTCTTTTTTCTTCTACTGCTTTTCTGTAACCATCATACGTCATTTGTAAATAAGAGTCAAAATGTACGATTGTACCAGATAACCATATCCAACCTTCATTACCCGGAGTTTCTTCTAGTGCTGGGTATACTGTGGATACAATCCATTTTTTTATATCAGCTCTACGTTCTGGTGTTTTTGTATTCAACTCAGACTCAAAGTCATCAAGGACAATACCTGTATAACGAACATCTACTTCTGCACGACCCCTAAGTCTTTGAGATGTTCCTTTTGAGATAACCCTATCCCCTTTTGTTGTGACAATATCCTTTTCTGTCCATCGCTTACCAACTGTTCCTCCATCCATATTACCAAAATAATATTTTATCATCTTATTGTTTTCAAAATGAGACCTTAAATATTTTAAATGGTCAATAGATTGACTTTGTTCTTCTGATACCCAAGCAATAAAATGTTGACTATCATCTTTTGCAAAACAAAGCTTGTGCATAATCGCTGCTTTAGCGATAACAGACTTCCCATGACCTCTGGGTATGATATTGCATATACGAGCACCGGGTTTAGTATCAATCATTTTTTTAGCCATTTCGTAATGAAAGGGTGCTGATTGTGATTTGTTTAAAAAATCTTTAGGCAAAAACGCTCTGCCAAAATAAATTAAATCATTAAATGAGTTTTGAAGCACGAGGTCTTTACGCTTCATTTCACTTGGACTAGGGTTTATATTAAAATCACTCAAGCTTCACCTGTAACTTGACTAAATATATCGAAATCCCCTATTATTAAAATTCTATCTTTTAAATCAAATTCGCTATTACATATCTTACAAACCCAACCTTGAAGATTATCGTCTGAATTTAAAACTGGTATTTTGTTCATTATGTCAAAAGCAATAAGCTCACAATCACAAGCCGGACAATGAGACGCTCCGTATATTAATTGTTCTACTTCTTCAATTTTAGCAACTCGTATTGGAATCAATATGCTAGTTTTCCTCTCCACTTGGAAGAACTCCTGTCTTAAACGCATTTAACTTTTCTTTACTGAAACCAGTAAACTCTTGTATCAATGCAACAGACTCGGATTTTTTATCTGTATTTAACAAACCAGATATTTTCATAAGCGTTTCTATTGCCCTCAACTTATCAGAATCTTTAGCATCTATCTTCTCTATCACTTGTTTTGTTTGTTCTAACAAATATGTTTTTGTTATTCCACTATCACTTAGTAATACTTCTATTTCTTTATCAATCAACTTCTTTACCTTTTCACTTTTTAATAATACTTGTATTCTTTGTTTTGCATAAAGCTCACTTGTACATTTTGGATATGCTTTCTTGTATGCTTCTAATGGTTCGATACCAGAAGCGATATATTTTGCAAATATTCTTTTTTGAGTTGACAAAGAACCATCGAGCGTTTTTTGATACCATGATACTTTACCAAATCTCCATATATCTTTTACTGGCTCTCCACCAAAAAATTTTGTTTTATTGCAATTAACCATTCCCAATAAGGTTCTAATATACTGGCTTCCGTCTCTATTAAGCTTATCAATATAACCACGCTTAATAACCATAGTAACTTTACCATCATCCGATTTAACCCAATCACCTTTTTGTGCAGTTCTCCAATCTTCGTGTAGTTTTTTCTTTGGATTGTGCTTATAAAATTCTTTTTCGTTTTTGTATAGGACATATTGCTCTCCCTTTATGGTTCGCTTATACATAAACCACTAACACCGAATCTTACCAACCCCCGGCACATCATCACCAAACCTCTGTTCGTACAATAAATCACCATCGGTCAATATCTCAAATTCTTCTAGGCACCGCCCCCTTGACACCAACTCCATTATTTTCGCTACGCAATCCTTATCTGGATTTAATATGTCAGACAACCTTATCTCTTCTGATAACCTTTTTATTTCATTTAGGTGAGTAAAGGTATCATCGTTCTTATATGTTTTGCTCATAGATTAATTTAGCCTAAAAGCTTTTAAATGTAAAATGATTTATAATAAAACTCTATTTTAGAGATTAGAGATTTTAAAACTCTACAATTAGAGAAATGACGTAGTAATATAGTATTTACTATATTATATAATATAGTACCCGGTAAGTTATAATATAGTAGTATAGTATTAACTATATTATATATAACTAAGTTATATAAAATAGTATACAGGTATTC